GATAGTTTTAAGCAGAAAGAACTTCCTAATGATGTGCTCAAGAAGGATTACAAGTACGATTATCCTGATGATGGAGATGGCAAACCTCTAGACCTCAAGCCTGGAAGTAAGCTGCACGACGAGCTGGTTAGTGAAGTTCTTCAAAGAGCCAGAGAGTCCTCTAATACTATGTCCAAGAGGCATTCCTCCTGGAACGACATAGATAGAACTCTCACCGTTTATGCTGAGGTTGATGAGGATGAAGAAGAGGTGCAGGACGTAGATCCAAGACGCCCTGTGACGATAGTCTTTCCATACTCCTTCATCATCATGGAGACGATGCTTTCTTACTTAGTAGCGGCCTTCTTCCAAGACCCGGTGTTTAGATACATAGGGGTCTCTCCTGAAGATATTCAGGGAGCAGAGCTGCTCAAATACGTTATTCAGCAGAACTGTGAAAGAGCCAAGGTTTTGCTCAACCTGCATACCATGTTTAGGGATTGTGTAGGGTACGGTTTTGGAGTTACTGCTCCTGGGTGGCGGGTAGATGAAGGCTATAGAACTAGAGCTACTAAATCAATCTTCGGAGCAGAGAAGTATACTGAAGAGGCCATCCTCTACGAGGGCAACGAGTTAACGAACATAGAGGTTTACAAGTGTTTGCCTGATCCTAATGTCTCCATCCATGAGGTTCAGAGTGGAGAATACTTTGGATATGTAGAGGCGACTAACTATATGGATCTTCTTACAGAAGAAAAGACCTCTGAGGATCTGTTTAACGTAAAGTATTTAAAGCACATGAAGTATAAAAGGACTTCCATTTATGCTGAAGATGCTTCTGATAGAGAAAGAAAATTTGGCAGGTCTTTTAGGCAGGGAAGTACAGTCACGAACGAGACTGATTATATTAGGATGTTCATCAAGATAATTCCTAAGGATTGGAAACTTGGGAGTTCTGAGTATCCTGAGAAGTGGGTGTTTAGAGTTGCGGCAGATAGTATATTGATCGAAGCTAAGCCACTTGGCCTTAATCATAATAAGTTTCCAATAGCTATTGGCGCTCCTGACTTCGACGGATATTCAACCACTCCAGTCTCAAGAATGGAAACCCTTTATGGCCTCCAGCATGTTCTTGACTGGTTGTTCAATAGTCATATTACCAACGTGCGTAAGGCAGTTAATGATATGTTCGTTGTTGATCCCTATATTGTCAACATAGAGGATTTGAAGACTCCGGCACCAGGGAAGATTATTAGAACTAGACGTCCTGTTTGGGGCAAGGGAGTCAAGGATGCTATTCAGCAACTTAACGTGGCTGATATTACTAGAGCCAACATAGCTGATGCGACCTTCATCATGGAGTACATGGAGAAGATAGGTTCTACTGGCGACGCCATGATGGGGCATCTAAGGAAATCAGGACCTGAACGCCTAACCGGTGCTGAGTTCGAGGGTACTAGAGCTGGAGCGTTTTCTAGGCTCGAGAGAATGGCTAAGGTAATAGGCGTTCAGGCGATGCAGGATATTGGGTACTTCTTCGCTTCGCATACTCAACAGCTTATGTCAGAAGACACTTACATTAAGACTGTTGGGACTTGGCCTGAGACGTTGAGAGACATCTATGGTGACACTCAAAGAATCAAGGTGCGTCCAACAGATCTTCTCATTGAGTATGACGTATCAGTGCGTGATGGATCTATTCCTGGAAGTAACTTTTCTAGGGTTTGGATAGATATGTTCAAGATCATTTCTGAGCATCCTGAGTTGCAGAAGAGCTTTGACACCGTCAGAATCTTCAAACATATTGCGCGGAACTCTGGTGCAAAGGATGTGAATTCTTTCATCAGAACTAAAGCAATGCCAGATGAACAGATTATGAGGCAGTCTGAAGCTGGCAACATAATTCCATTTCAAGGAGGTATGCAATGAGGTCAACAGTAGGACAGATAAGAGAGTTGGAAAACTCTAACTTCTGGAGGGACGTCTGTGACGAATTAGACGTCTGGATTTTACAGATTAGATTAGAGTTGGAGAATCTAGATTTAGAACTCTCTCATCGAGCGCTAGATCAACTTAGTGGATGTGCCAAAGCGTTAAGAAACGTGAAGAACATCCCTGAAGTTCTTATTGGACTTCTCGAGGATCAATTAGGTCCGAGAGAAACTGTATTAAAAAATTTAACATAGTTAGGAGGTAAGACATGGCGAACGAATTACAACAGTCTATCGACGATATGCTGGCCGGACTCAAGACTGCTCCTGTTCCTGAGGAAGAATCTGAACCTGTTGAGGAGGATCGTGAGGATGCAACCCAAGACGTGGTCGAAGGTGAAGAAGAGGAAGAATCAGGAGAAGAAGTTCAGGAGCCCGAGGAAGCTGTTGTTGAGGAAGAAGAAGCTGAGCCTGTTGAAGAGACAGCAGAGGAAGAGGGAGAAGAAGTTGTCGAAGATGCTGAGGGAGGAGAGGAAGACGAAGCTACTGCTCTTAGAAATCAAATCAATGCAATGTCTTCTTTGCTTCTCAAGCATGGTATCTCTCTTCCTGGAGATGGTGGTGTAGTTGAGCCTATTAAGGAAACTCCTAAAGCTGCTCAACCAACTCCTCAACCACCTCCTCAACCTCAGCAGATGTCTTTGGAAGAGTTGAGAATCCTAGCTGATGGAATCGACTTCGATGATATGATGGAGAACAAGGAGACCTTTGAAAAGGGGATGCGGCAGATGTTAGCTAACTTTGCCACTCTCCAGGAACAGAGGTTCACTAGAGCAATACCAACCATTGTAGCTACCCAAGTTAGTCAGCTAAATACTCTTCATCGGGCGGTTGATGAGTTCTATACCAAGAACCCTGATCTTGCTATGGTCCGACCTACTGTTGGAATGATAGCTAATCAAATCGTGGCTGAACATCCTGAGTTTAACCTAGAACAGGTTATGGAAGAAGCGGCCACGAGAACACGGAAAGCTCTTAGACTACCTGGTCTTTCAAGAGCTTCCAAGAAAAAGGTAATCACCCCTTCCTTTGCGAAAGCTAAAGGAACAAACCGTAAACCCAAACCTAAAATCTCTAAGTTACAACAGGAGATTGACGAACTTCTTTAAGGAGGACTTACTATGGGACGATTTAGTAAGATGGTCGAGTCTGATGCGTTAGGTGAAGGGATCCTTCATCTGACCTGTAGTGCTACAGGAGACTGGACCGATGGTAATGGAGTTTCTGTTGGTACAAGCGCTACCAGTGGTATTTATAGAATGAAGCCTGGAGATACCTGCATTAGTGCTGTCAGTGCTGGTGCAGACGACCTAGCTAAAATCTATCTACCTCCAGTGTCTGAGGTAGCTGGTAAACATTTCTTCATCATTGCTCCTACTGGGGCAACTGCTGGAGACATTAGCTTGTTCGTGGCTGAAACAAACGCCGAGTTGGCCACAAACGGTGATATGGATGCTGACGGAGATCACCTGATTCTCTTCAGCAGTGGCCTGGCTTGGTACACGAGGCTGGATGGTGTAGCCTAATAAGGAGGTGATAGAGAATGAGTAGAATCTATTTGGAAAGGTTGTTAGAATACTCTATCCCTTCAGAGTTAACCGGGACTGCGGATATAGACATTTCCGCTGGAGTGTACACGGCCTATGTCGAGCTGCTCAAAATTGAGCCTCAGTCTAGAGCTGGTCTTCTCAACTTGTGTATTGATCTTGATCTCAACAAGACAACCACTGGTTGGGATGATATCTCCACAGCCGCCGACACAATAGACATCGGCGTGTTTTGTAAGATTGATGGAACCAACTTCCGCCATATTATGTCAGCCGCTCAGCTGACTGCTACTGGTGATGGTTCTCATGCCACTGCTGGTGTGAGACTCAATGTTGGGTCTGTCGGTCCCGGAGCAGATGTTTCTGTAAGAGTCAAGCTCAGTGCTGAGCGGAATGATGTTGAGATTCCTTACAGAATCACCTATGTAAGTGATAGAGCGCCTACTGTTACTGCAGTGGCGGCTGGATAAGTTGAAGGAGGTCTAACTTAGAGGTCGTTAAGGAGTTATTAACATGACTGCATTTTTCGGTATGCGTGGGACCGGTGATTGGGCAACTGATCAGCGTCCTAAAAACTGGAGAGAGATGATTCTCTATCTGTACCCCAACGGCGATGCTCCTCTGACAGCCATGCTTTCTATGATGAAGGAAGAGCGAGTAGACGATCCGGAATACAACTGGTGGACAAAGGCGTTGCCGTCACAAGGTGGAGCTGTTACTGATGTGTTCACTGACATTTTGAGTACATCATACACCACTGGTGGCGCCGCTGGTGATACCCTGTATGTTCAGATGGCTTTGGCCGTCGCTCAAGAAATCAGGGCCGGTCACGTTGTCCTGCTTAGGAACAGTTCCAACTACGCTGATGACGCTCGAGCTAAGGTCACACAAGTGGTGAAAAACGGAGCTAACTCCTATGCTGTTGTGACCCTGCTTCAAGCAGACCCGACGACCACCGGTATTGCCGACTGTGACCGAATCCTGGTCATCGGCAACGTCAACGCTGAAGGTGCTCCTATGCCTGATGCGATCGCCTACAACCCCGTGAAGCTGTATAACTATACGCAAATCTTCCGGACTCCTCTGGAGATCACCCGGACGGCTCGGAGAACTCGTCTTCGTACTGGCGATGCGTATAAGGAAGCTAAACGTGAATGCCTGGAGTTGCACTCTATTGAAATGGAGAAGGCATTCATCTGGGGCATCAGAACAGAGAACGTAGGCGACAATGGAAAGCCGGAACGTACCACTGGTGGTCTGATCGAGTGGATCACTGGGAACAGTGGGATTGTCACAGACTATACCACTGATACTGCGGTGGCTACAGGTAAGACTTGGAACACTGGTGGCGAGGAGTGGTTGGACTACTACCTTGAGCAAGTCTTCCGGTATGGTAGTGACCAAAGGATGGGTATTTGTGGGTCTGGAGTTCTTCTAGCCCTCAATAAGATCATCAAGCTGTATGGTAACTACCAGTTAACTTCGGCGACCACTTCTTACGGTATCAAGGTAATGGAGTGGGTAACGCCCTTTGGTGTTCTTCAATTAAAACGTCATCCGCTGTTTAGTTATGAACCTACTAACCGAAACAGCCTGATTATCTTTGACCCATCGGACCTGAAATATCGGTACATCGACGATACTTCATTTTACGATGATCCTGAGAAGAAGAACACTGGGTACACTCGCCGTGATGGAACCAAGGAAGAGTACCTTACTGAGTGTGGTCTTGAGTTTCATCATCCGGCGAAGACCGGGTATTTCAACGGTTTTGGTTCCGACAATACCGGCTAACCGTTGGAGTTGGTTTGTCCTTGTAGTGGGCAGACTTCGGTTTGCCCACTATATTAAAAATTTTAACATAGTTTGGTGAAACATGAACCTTGGAGAGAT